TCATTGGACCAAAATTGTATTGTCATTATATATATATTAACTATTACTTAATTTTTATAAATTTTGTTATAAAAATTAATTATTAAATTTATTTTTTTCCTTTCTTCTTTTTCTTACCATCATTAGAAGGTTTAGAACCTCTTGGTGTTCTCTCTATTTTTTCAGCAGAATCAAATAATTTAAGCAACTCTTCTTCAGAATATTTTGGTGATTGCTGGGATTGTACAGCATATTGTGCTTCTTGTTCCGTTTTTAATTTTGCGGCTGCTTGAGCCTTTGCTATAATTCTTTCTTTAGTTTTAGCCATTTTCATTTTACTATTTAATTGTGCTTCCATTGCGGCCATATTTACTTTTCCACCCTTTCCACCCAAACCAGCCATACCTGCCATTCCACCCATACCCATTTTACTTAACATAGCTTGAATATTATCCATTCCGGGCATATTTTTCATTTTATTCATGATTTCAGTAGCTTCAGCAATTAATTCAGATTCTTTAAGTTCGCCTGATTTCATTTTGCCGTCTAATTTATCTCCAACTGTTTTAACCAATCCCATAAGCTTGGTCGGATTTTTCATTAATTTTTGGAATACGTCTTTCATGTCAGTTGCATCTTCAAAATCAACATTTAAATTTGAAGCAGCCTCTTCGGCAATTTCTCGTGCCAATTGTCCCAATTTACCATCTAACATACCTGTAATATGGTCATGAATTTGGTCGGCATCTGGCATATTCTCCATATTAATTCCTGAACCCATTCCTTGCCCTAAATTTCCGCTTGTATCAAACAAGTTTTGCATATGAGACAAAGTTTCTTGTAATTTACCCTTAAATTCGTCACCATTAATGGCTTCAAACATTTTTGCGGTATCTCCAAAAGCAGCTTTGTTTTCAATTGTGCCAATAATAGCAAACATAATTAATTGAAGATATCTCCAAATTGTATCACGAGTATTTTTAGATATGTCGCATTGCCATAAATTTTTAAAGTGAATATTTGGTAAAAACTCAGTGTCAATATCAGAATCTTGTTTAAACATGTCTTCATTTTGGTATAAAATATCAAAAAATCTTGGTGGAAACTTTTTCTGACAAAAATCAAACAATAATTTAGTTGACTTTGCTACAGATTTTTCATATGCTTGGTTTCTATCATCTTCATTATCAATATAATTATAGTGCGCTTTATCCTTCCACCATTTACTAATAAATGTCTCGTATTCTGGGAATGTTGTTCTTAAATCGTTAACAAAATCTCTTATAACCTTAGTAAATTCTTCAGGAATTGATTTACTTTCTTCTGTCATATTTATAATTATAAATTATATATATTTAAATCAAACTTATTCAAATATATATTTTTTAATTTATTTAAATTGTTATTATTCACATAATTGAGATAATTTAGTTAGGTTTTGAATATACTTCATAACCTTTGCTTGATTTTCTACACTCATATTTTTAATTGGTTCACGCAATCTGTCAATAGATTCCATGATTTTATCCGAATTTGATGTTACTGATACATCTTGCGAGTAATCTTTATTAATAAAAAAATCAATATTTCCTGCTTCAATTTCGCTCTTATATTTGTTAACAATAAAAGAGTTCCATATTTTAACAATCATTTTTGGGTTTAGTTTTCTGATGGTTGTTAACGCATTTTTAGTTGATAAAATATCAGCATCATCGGGAAAAACACAATGAACATCGTTTACAAATTCAATAAAATGATCGTTAAAAGCACTGAGTATATTATTTGCCATTTAATTATTTATTTATTTCTTTTTAAATTGCTTTAATAGTAATTAATTATTTTATACATTTGCTCATTTACAGAAAATAGTTTTCACACACTAAAAAAATGAATTAGTTGAGCAATGAAGACCTCCGTACATTTTGTGTATTTCATGAAAAGGAACAAAAATAGACCCTTCTATTTTACTTTGTGTTTCTTTATCTTGAACAAGAATCTTACCATTTTCTAACTCTAAAATATTTGCGCCATAATTATGCTGACTTTCATTTGATAAAGAAATAATATTATAGTTATTGTCTTTTAAATAATCAACAAGGTTTTTTGCTTTACCCTTTTTCTTATATGTTCCGTTATCTTGTAAGACATATTCTATTGCCATTCTCTTATGGATTGAGTTTTTATGTGTTACTTCATTCCATATAACACATTGTTTACACCCGAAAGGTGAAAAAATACAATCTAAATGAATACGATACATACTTTTTTCCGGTTGAGTAGGATATATAATAACAACTTTTTTTGTGCCATATAATCCGAGTTTTAATAATTTTTTGGCGGCAGCCATATTTGAACGCGCGCCAGTTCCCAGGAAAGCAGTATCGCAGTTAATAAGAAAATCTCCTCCTTCTAACTTTTCGTCATCATTACATTTATATATAATAGGTTGATGAAACTTTTTCATCATTTTTTCTATATTTTCACGATCATGGATCCTGATAGGTTCTTTCATATTTCCCAAAATAAGTCCTTTAGGTGTTTTAATAAATGGGTCTCTTGTGTATAATAAATTTGCTAAGTACTCACTAGGGGTATTCTTAGGTATGTATTCAGAAATATCAATATATTTTTGTCCCTGTTCTCTCAATATTTTTTTTAACCCTTGATGTTGTTTTATTGCTATATCTGCGTTAACTACATCTCTATATAAATATTTAACTGGGTCTTTGTTTGCTATTTCTATTGCCTTTTTACTAGGAGTAAACATAACAATGGTTTCGCCTTTATAAGGTTTAATTATTTGTTTATTTTTACGTGTTTTATTTCTTCGAGTTCCACTATTTTTTTGTGTGTGCGAATTTCTCATATAATATAAATACATTATTTTTCAATATTAACTTATTTTTTTTTGATTTTCTCTAAAACCTTTTCCGAAATGTTCAAAAGTGTAAATTTAAAAACTCATTGGAGGCTTATTTCCTGTTAATTTTTTTATATCACTTTCTCTTTCTTCCTTCATTCTCTTCATTCTATTTTCCATTTCTTGATTCGCAGAATCATCACTTTTTTTTGTTGCTCCTCTAATTGTTGTATTTTGTTCTTCATTGTTTCCTTGTTGAGAAATTTGACCACTAAATGCAGTATTTAAATCAACATAATTATGCATTTGTCTCATACCTCCATTACCCTTTGCTTCTAATTCTTCAGGTTCTTGGTCTAAAAAGCTATATTGATCTGAAACAATATCACCTCCTCCAAGAGAGAACGCCATAGGTTCCATGTTATTTTGGGTTGCTTGTTTAACTTCTACTTCTTGTCTTGGCTTTAAATGTTGTAAAATCTGATCACCGTAAAGCACACTATAACCTTGAGTTAATAGTAACAATGCTGGTACTCTCGTTACATTCTCTGGTAGAATAATTTTTTGCCCATTGTCTAAAACAATATAAGTTTTATTATTAGAATCCTTAACTCTTTTATCAATACAAATAAAATGAACATCCTTTTGAACATTTGACTTGGATAAAAGCTGTAAGTATTTCTTAGAAACTTCACAATATTTGCTATAATATAAAATACTACTCATCTTAATCTATACTAAGTTTATTCAAAATAATATTTAACTCATTTAAAAAAAAAATGATTTAAATTTACAATTTAAATATAAAGTTATATTAGATATAATGAACCCACACCTTGAGACTTTAAATACAACTGATGGATCGCTTGGCTTCACCTTAAGTGGTGTAAATGTAAGCTTGGCAAATGCTATTAGAAGGACTATTTTATCAGATGTCGAATTGGTCGTTTTTAGAACAACGCCTAATGATCGTAATAAGTGTAATATTATTGCTAATACTAGTCGTTTAAATAATGAGATCATTAAACAACGTTTAAGTTGTATTCCGATTCATATTAAAGATATCAGCGAATTTCCGTTAAAAAATTATATTATGGAAGTGAATATAGAAAATAATACCGATACAATTATGTTTGTTACTAGTGAACATTTTGTTGTAAAGGATCTTATTAGTGGAAAACAATTACCAGCCGATAAGATTAGAGAAATTTTCCCGCCGGATGATTATACAGGTTATTTTATTGATTTTGTTAGATTGCGTCCTAGAATCTCTGCTGAAATCCCGGGTGAAAAACTTCATTTGACTTGTGAATTTGACATTGGAAGTGCTAAGGAAGATGGAATGTTCAATTCTGTTTCTACATGTTCATATGGATTTACTGTTGATATGGCCGCTCAAGAAGCAGAACTTGCTAGAAAGATTCAAACGTGGAAGGATGAAGGTAAAAATGAAAAAGAAGTTCAATTTGAATCAGATAATTGGAAGTTACTAGATGGTAAACGCATTTACAAGAAAGATAGTTACGATTTTGTTATTCAATCAATTGGCGTTCACACAGATAATGAAATTGTTAATATTGCTTGTAATATTCTACTAGATAAACTTACTGGTATCGACTCTTTAATTGACAAGGATGAATTAGAAATTAAGATTGCTGAAAATACTATGGCAAATTGTTTTGATATTATTCTTGAAAATGAAGATTATACAATTGGAAAAATATTAGAATATTTCTTATATAGTCAATTTTATGAAAAGAACATTCTTACTTTCTGTGGTTTTAAAAAGATGCATCCTCATGATACTTATAGTATTATCAGAGTGTCTTATACTGAACCTGTTGAGAAGTCAACAATTAAAGGCCATTTAAAGGAATGTATTCAGCTTTCAAAGGAAGTTTATGATAAATTGAAAAAGGATTTCACTAAATTTATAAAGGAATAGAAAATTATGAAAATCCTTTAAGTAGGAAATTCAATTTATTATATAAAAGTGTAAAAAAAACGTCGGGAAAGTTTTTCTCAGTTTTGATTTTGGACATTTATTTTTGTCCATTTTTGAAAACCTTGGATATTTTATGCGAAAATATAATTGTGAGACCATAATTAAAAATTAACGTCTGGTCACCAAAAAAATAATTCTTAAATTGTTAGCATAATTTTTTTTATTAAAACTTAAAAAAATAATCTGTTTATATTTTATGGAAACTTTAGGAAACAAAATTATGCCAAAATTATGCTCAAAATATTATTGTTCAGTTTGTGACTACAGAACGTCTAAAAAAAGCAGTTACGGTAATCATTTAATCTCAGCAAAACACAAAAAACAATCAAATGGAAACCTTTTGGAAACAAAAGGAAGCGAAATTATGCCAAAATTATGCTCTCCTAGTTTTTGCTGTGAAACTTGTTTAAAAGATTTTAAAACTCGTTCTGGTTTATGGAAACATTCCAAAAATTGTATTTCTGAAGAAGACATAAAATCAACCATTGAGACACATGACAAAAAAGATGAATTGATTATGATGTTAGTTAAACAAAATTCTGAACTTATTAAAGAACATTCAGATGTTAAACAATTAATATTAGAAATAGCAAAAAATGGGACACATAATACTACTAATAATAATAATAATCATACTAATTCACATAACAAAACATTTAACTTACAGGTATTTTTAAACGAAACATGTAAAGACGCTATGAATATTATGGATTTTGTCGATTCTATCAAATTACAATTATCAGATTTAGAAAAGGTTGGAGAGATTGGTTATATAGAAGGCATCTCTAATATAATTGTTAAGAACCTTAATGACCTCGACGTCAATAAAAGACCAGTTCATTGTACTGATCAGAAAAGAGAAACTATGTATATTAAAGATGATGATAAATGGGAAAAGGATGAAGAGAGACTGAAATTACATAAAGTTGTCAGAAAAGTTGCTTGTAAGAATCAAAAAATGCTTCATGAATTCAAAAAAGTAAATCCAGATTATAATAAATATCATTCCAAAGTTTCCGACAAATACAATAAAATAGTTGTGGAATCCATGGGAGGACCTGGAGATAATGATTTTGAAAAAGAAGATAAAATCATTAAAAATATTTCAAAAAATGTTATTATTGAAAAATGATTATAAATAATATAAAATTTCTAAATTATATTATTTATTCGATAAATTTATTTGATAAATTTATTTATTTTAAATGTTACTTTCAGCCACAATAGTATCAACATTTCTCTTTCTCATTTGAAAGTTTAAACAATACATCAATAGAGATGAATGTATTTCATTTACATACTTTTGTACAACAGTATTTGTAACAAAATGCTTTTTCTCTCGGAGTTCATTAATAAATGTTTGATGAATATTAAACATATGTGTTCTATACTGATCAGAAAATTCCTTTAGAGGTTTCTCCTTTTTAATATAGCATGAAACATAATTAGAAAATAGTGTATTAGTAAACAAATGAACTTGATCTCTAAATCCTGAAAACTCTTTTTTATTTTCAGGATAAAATTTTAAGAACTCGCCAACTTTACCTTCCTTTCTCAAAGAAAGATATTGATATTGAAGCTTAGGTTGATTACCTCTTAAATTTCTTACTTGCTCATAAACAGGATTTCTAATTTTACTTCTTTCTCCAGTAAGTTTGTTATGAAGAACAACGCCAACAACATCATATCGAGTATTCATAGATGCTGAGTTTTCAATTAAATCCGAATATGTATGAAAGGTATAGATTTGAGGAAACTTTACTGATGTAGTGCTAAAAAACTCCTTGAATTGTTGAGAATCATAAGCATCTACAGTAATTACATCATCATCATTATTAATCGAATAAACAGCAACAAGATATAGTTGAGGACTCTTGAACGGAACAACAATTCTATTTTCAGGATGTTGAACGACAAAACTATAAGAATATTTCTTATCTAAAAGATTAAAACTCATATTATTTTCATAAGACGCTTCTAAAAACATGTCTCTAAATGTTTTAGATTGCTTGCTTTTATAAAAACTAGATGTAGCACCTACTGTGTTACGTGTAGAGATTTCCCAACCTCCATCTAAACCAATAGAATCGTCCCAAAACACATTAATCATTGTTCCTTCAACAAATTCTTCAAAAACTACTCCAGGTGTATTCTCGTTGTATTTTTGAATGAATTGTTCACTTGAAATAGATTTAGGAGGAGCGAATCCAATAACCTTATTTTTGCTATTAATAATTACAGAACGACACAAACCATAAGTAGGTACCAAATCACAACTTAAAAAATTTTTATCATATCTTACAACTTTGTAAGTAGAGTTGTTAGATGTTCGTGATTCAATTTTGTTTAATTTTAGAATTTCTAAATTATTTACATCACATTTTACGATTTCATTAAAACCTTTAATATCTGAAAGTATATATCTAGTAGAAGTCATTGTTAATAATTATAATATTACAATTAGTCTTTAAACTATAATTATATTGATTTTTACTTAAGCATAAAAATTTCTATTATAAATATAGAAACAATGTCTGAAAATAATAGTGAATCCGAAGAAAAAACACTACCAAAACCAAAATCAGATGATACTGTATTAGAGTTACAATTAGGCGATGTTATACAAATAAGTAACCCATTAAATGATAATTTAAATGATCAAACCTTTATTATTGATTATATTGATAAGGCAAAAGCTTATTTACTAAATACCGATACATTAGAAAGACTTAGACTTTCTATAGATCAAGATGGTACAATTGGAGATGGTAATATAACAAGAATAGCTATTTTAAGCAGAAGCGATACTCCTAGTTATGCTAGGCAAAATGATTTACTACCTGGAAAATGGGTAAATATTTATTTTGAAGGTGATTTTCCTGTTATTATTACTGGAGAGATAACCAATTTAGAAAATGATATGATTGAAATTAAAACTGTAGATGGTGATGTAATATATATTAATTTTGATTATAAAGGTCTCCCTGAAAATTTACCAATCCAGATGATAGAAATTAGAGAGAGACCTTCTGAGCCTTTGGTTCAGGCAGAAAAGGAACAACAAGGAGAAGAAACTTTAGAACCTTTAGAAGAAATACCCGCATTAGAAGTTGAAAGGAAATTTGTTGACCCAGAAAAAATTCAACTTACTATTCCAGTTAAGGATATTAAAAACCAAATAAGAGAATTTATTGTAAAGGCTGACCAAGTACAATTTGGCGACGAAGAATTTGGACCTATTCGAGAATTTGTTGATGTATCGTCTAAGAGTCAACGTTATAGTATTGAAGCACAAACTAGCGATTTATTAGATGAACTTCTCTCTACTATTCCAAACGCACAAAGAACACCAAGAGTATTAAACAATATTCACACCATGATTGAGAGATTTAAACAACTCCGTGAACATTTCTCATTTTATGACAATTATGGCAACGTTGAAGGATTTATATTAAAGGAAGCTTCTCATAAACCATTGGTTAGAAACTATTTTTATGATTTAAATGTCAATTTATATTGGATTTTGCCTGTTGTTAAAAATTTTAAATATATTTATAACGCAGAAAATTATGATGAAGAAAATGGTGATATTATTAATCTTAATTTAGACAAAACACTTGTTGACCTTAAGGAAATAATTGATAACTATAAATCAAATAATATGCCTTCTGATCAAAATAAATATGCTGAATTATATCGCGAAATTGACCGAGCGTATAGTGTACCTTTTAAAGAACTACAGGACGAGGATTTGAATGGAGTAATATATGAATTGAAGGCTATTAATAATATTAACACTGTAATTAATAACTTGGAAGATTTATATTCTTCGGTTTACAGTAATAATGCTGTTAGGAGTCGAAGATTTGTTATACAAAAATATAATACTGGTTTAACTAAATTAGATACAGTTGATTCAACTGGTAGTCGCATGGTAACAGTTAGAACAAATATGACACCAAATGATTATATGAGTATTAAATCTGTTATATTTTTACCTGAGCCTGTAATTAGATTTTCAAAAATTAATTTACCAGGGACAAGCATATTAGATAAGGTTAATTTAAATAATGCCTTTATAAATTATTGGCAGTTTCTTAGAAAAAATACAAATGTTAAATTGAATTTTATTGATAATTTTGATGATGAAATCCAGATTAATGAACAAAATTTTGCTAATAACATAAAGCAATATATATTAAATCTACCCGAAACACAGGAATTAACATTAGGTGAAACATACAAAAAATATTTAAATCATATTATCCCAAAAACGCGCGTTCTTTTTAATTTAATGAAAAAATATATAACCGGTAAGTTATCGATTGTTGAAGTAGTTTCTTATTTGGAACCATTTTTGATTTATTCAGATGATTTAACCTATATGCAGTATGTTGAAATTATAGATTTTATTAATGAAAAAATTTCTGAATTCAATAAAAAATTTATTGAACGTTCTAGAGCGTTTAAATCACTTTCCGTGATTAGATTTAATAATATTATTCCAACAAGAGCATATTCAATTATTGAAAGTCTCAATAGAAACATGCGTAATACTGTTATTAATGAAGATTATGACATTTCAGATCCAACGTTTTTTACAAATTCAGAGATTTTAAGAAAGTTGACGTTGAAGGATTATAAAAAAATATATACAACTGCTCTCTCTATTCAAAATTTTCCATTAATGTTTCCATCTGAATTTTCCACATTATTTGATGAAGAAAAGACCAAACTTGATGGCAAAATGAAGACAGAAGAAGAAAGTAATAAATGTAGAACAATAACCATAGCAAAATATTATACGTCCATGGATGCTTTAAAACAAGATGATGATAAACTCATTTATTTTGATAAAAAATACGATAAAACAAATTATGGTATATTAGAAGATAAAGATGGTTATGAAAAACAAGTTCTTACAATGTCTCCTGAAGAATTAAAGGCTCATATTTCTAAAGATTTAATGGAAAAGAAGCGTATGAGCGAAACTGATGCGGAATATTTAGCAGATACACTTGTTGACGGTCATAAAAAAGTAATTGATGGTCAATTTGCTATTGTGTATTTGGGGTATAATCAACAAGTTAGCAATGAAGTACAATATTATATTCGTAAAAATAATAAATGGGAATTGGATTCTGAATTAAATAAAGAAAACATAAATACTGATCAAGCATCTATATTATGTGATATTCAAGAACAATGTATTAATGTTACGAAAAATAATACTGATAAATGCGAATCAACTAAATCTGATGAATTAGGCTTACAAACCAAACTTTTAAAAGATGTAATTAATGAATTTGATACAAAATATAAACTTTCAAACGAAGAATTAAAGAAAAAAATAACTGAACGTTTTGAATATCTTCAATCAATCAATGCCAGATTAACAAAAATTGAAACAAATAATTTATTAAAATATAATAATCAAAAATTTAAATTTGGCTCTTCAATTGAAGTAGACGCAAATGGTAAATCAGTATCACCATATTCTAAAATATTAAATATTATTCTTGGGCAAGCTGACTTTTCTAAAAAACAGCATGATATTATAAAATTTGTTAATACTTTTACAAGAAAGTATGTTGAAGGATTTGGACCATTAAATGAAGTAGAGTCTGAACATTGGTTATATTGTAATAAAAGTGATTTACCTATATTACCAACATTTAAATATGAATTAGCAGAAGCATTTGTTACAGGTGGACAGGAAGATTATATTCATCTTCTTGAAGTATTGAAATCTTTAATTGGTGTGGCAAGTGATGACGGTGACTTATGGTGTGATAAACACAGTGGTTGGCCATTGTGTCACGCAGATTTTGATGCTGAAGAAGGTTATGAAGAAGGGTTTAAGATATCTTCTAGATCTGTTATGGAAGATGATGTTGGAAATAAAATTATGTCAGCAGCAGCATCAAAAGATATTAAATATATTACACCCGAAACTAGAATGGTAAGTAATATTATAAATGCTATTTCTGTTGCCATGGGTATAAATATTGAAATCCAAAAGGAATTTATTATCAATACTGTTTTAGATTCAATTAAAGAAACTGTTGAGTCTGAAAGTGATTACAAATCCAAAGTTAGAGAGATGGCAGAAAAGGGTAAAAAAATAATGTCATATAAAGATTTCTATAACACTGCTATTTTATACTACACATTGGGTACATTTTTAATCGCCGTTCAAACGTCTATTCCATCAGTGAAGACAAGAAAAACACACCCTGGATGTATTAGATCGTTTACTGGTTACCCATTTGAGGGCCAAGGGGATTTAAGTAGTTTGACATATTTAGGTTGTATAGCTTATGATATTAGGGAGTCTGGCGAACCATGGAATGTATTAAAAGGTAAAAAAATAGAAGTAATAAATAGTAGAATTAAAGCTTCAATTGATGATGTCTTACTTGCTAATTCAGAAGTTAAAAGAAAATTTGAAGAAAAAACTGTCTATTTATTGACTAATACTGCTACAGAAATACCTGAAGAACATGATATTGCTAAATGGTCTCAATTTTTGCCACCATTAGTGAGATTTAATATCAAACATTTAGTAAATATTTCACCAGAGTTTAAAAAGTCATTGATGAGTGATTTAAGGTCTGGTTCGGTTAACCAAAGAGAAAAACTTCTTGTAGTGAGTTCCAAAATAATTCTTTTCTCTCTTGCTTTAATTGAGAGAATCCAAGAAATTGTTAAAAAGAGTCATTTGCTTCTTCATACATCAAATAATGAACCTTATTTAGAAAACTCATGTTGTGAGACTAAAGAAGGGGAGAATACACTTTCTTATTTTTCAAGTCGTGATCCAAGAATTACTGAATATAATGAAATTGTTACTAATTTGTCAAATATCATGGAAGATGTTATTAGTTATTCAAAAGGTGGAATCTTTTTTAGTGATATTAATACTAAAAATGTCTACCCATCAATTACAAACGAATATAATGAAAAAACTATTTATTTGGCGTTTATTTATTTTTGTAAATTTAAATCATTAATGCCTATACCACAAGATTTACTTCCATTATGTACAGACAAACCTGAGAACGGATTAATAAATCCAAATGATTCAGTTGATCGCATGATTCAGAAGTTAAAAGAAGATGGTAGAAATTATAAGAATGAACAGTTCCTTAGACTTCTTCAAATCATAGGCAGACATAATATAGTAAAAATTGATTTAAATAGTCCCGAAATATCTTCTATAACAAGATTAACAAAAACATTAGAGTCGATTGACGATGAAAACGATGAAGTTGTTGAAAAATCATTGAGAGATCTTATTATCAATTCATTAGATACTTTCGATATAGCTACTGAAAACTATACGCAAGAAGTAAAGGATTTAAATAATTTTTTAATAAGAAATATTGGTTCTATGAAAGAAGAAATTATTGAATTTGTTCAAAAAAATACCGGACCAAATATAAGTAATAGTTCCGTTAGAAAAATGACTAAAACAATAGAAAATTTATCTAATTGGATTGCTGATAATTCATCTAGAAATGAAAATATTAAAATTAGTGACGATAAGCTTTATAATATTGTAAATTTTTATAAAGATTTTATTTCTAACTTTGTTAATGTATTTCCCAACATTATTTTAAATAAAGTTAATTATGACGATGTTCACATTCCAAATTATTATGGGTTCTCAAAAAATCATTCTAGTAAACTTAAAAATTATATTGGTGGATATTATGAAAAATTAAAAACCTTTTATGGTAATCCCACTTTACTGAATGTTTTAACGACAGTACAAAAATCATCAAGAAATTTAATAAGAATTGCCAATGTAACCCCCAAGTTTTCAAGTATCAAAATGGGCGAAGAAAAAACAATTAAACCCATTTTTGACGAGAGAACTAGCAGATTTTTATTCGAATATTATTTACTTCGTGTTTTACTTAATTATATTGAATTAAGCGATGATGAAGAAATGGTTGTTACTGAAATTAGAAAGGAAACGGAAGTTTCTGATATTTTTGCGGCTGAATATCTTGAAGATACTGAAACTAGAGTTGATTTTGCTATGACCTCAAGAAATCAAACAGATGTTACATTGTTAACCGGTAATAAAAAAGAATTAAGACAAAAAACTGCTGAGTTAATACTTGCTTTTGTAGATATATTAAATAATCAAAAGGATACAGTCGATATATCATATGAAGAAATTCAAGATAGAGTCTTTAAATTACGTGAAAGAGAGAAAGATATGGTTACTGATAGACTTAAAAATATGACTGACGAGTTAAGAGACGCCGATACTATTCTTAAAATTAATAAATTAGGTAAATATAGTGTTGGAATGCAAAAAGGTCTTACAATGTATGATAAAGATTATTATGAAAAGGAAGGAGATCTTAGAGATGAAATGGTTAAGGCAGAGAGAAAAATTAGACAATCAAATCCCGACGCAAATGATGAAAATATTGATATATTAATTGATGAACATATGGAACAACAAGAACTTGATAATCAAATTGATGAGGAAGATAATGACATGCGCGATATAACAGAAGATTATACTGACGGTAATCATTATACTAGTTTAGAATCTACTAGATATGGTGATGAATTAATTGATTGGGATGACGCATAAATATTTTAAAGTTTAATATTTTGTAAATAAAATAAAATATTAAAATAATTTAGCTTTTATACTACTTTTTTAAAATAAGATATATATAAGATGCTTAAAAATTATGTTAGAGAAAATACCCCTTTAGCTGCTATAATTTTATTTTTATTTATTTTTGGATCAATTCAAATGATGAAACCAGCATGTTTTTATAATAAAGATGGCAGTATTCGTCACTTTGGTATTGGTTAGAGAAAATACCCCTTTAGCTGCTATAATTTTATTTTTATTTATTTTTGGATCAATTCAAATGATGAAACCAGCATGTTTTTATAATAAAGATGGCAGTATTCGTCACTTTGGTGTTGGTTATAGAAATAAAACTATATTACCTATTTGGTTATTATCACTTGTTTTAGGAATTTTGTGTTATTTAGCTGTATTGGTGTATATTTCTAGTTCAAAAATATTTTAATTTTGATATTCTTCTTCTTTAAGTATAAAGGTTTGTTCCATTAATATTTTTAGACATGTATAATCAAGCGAATCCATTTCTAAGTCTTTTAAAATCCTCAATGTATTTTTACACGCTTTGATATTTTTTAAAATGAAATCGTTAACTTCTTCTTCAGTTCTAACTTCATCATTTTCATATCTATTTATTCCGTTAATAATAAATGAATGTGTGTGACGCTTTTCTATAGCATTTAAACGACGTTTAATTAATTTAAATAAATCAAAATGATCCATGATAGTTGATAAATTATGTTGAATTGGATAAGGATTATGCGAATCATATTTATACCAATTATTTTCTTTAAAGTATAAAATAAATTTTGAATATGGCTGAGAAGAAATACTTAATTCATGATATGTTTTTGATAACAATCTTGATAATATATCATCAGAATAAAATGACGACCAAATCCATTCCCCAAAACTCATTTCATAGTTATGATAATCTTCGGAGTTAATATTTTCAAATTTATCTAATACATCTTTGTACTTCAACAATAAGGCTTGTTTTGCTTCTTCGTTCATTCTATTATTTATTGAGTATTATTTAATATGATAAATACTAATCAATTTTAAATATTTTAACATTACTTAATAAACTTTTAATTAATTTATATTTAAAAATTTAACATTAATAATAATAAAATGGACAAATTTTTAGAATATTTAGAATGTTTAGAACTGGATGAATTTAAAATTAATTTTATTAAAAATGACAATGCTTTAACAACTTATGCCAAAACTAATAATAAAATATGGGAAGACTGGTTAGAAAAATATATAAAAGAATCGTACCAACCAAATACTAATATGATTGATATTGGGGCAAATATTGGCACAACATCATTAACAATGAGTAGATATATATCTAGTGGCTCACATATATATTCATTTGAACCTGTATATTATAAAATATTAGAAATGAATATAAAACAAAATAATTTGGAAAATAAGATTATACCATATTCAGTTGGTTTATCTGATAAAACAGATATATTAAAAGGCGGGTTTATAGATTTTTCTATAGAAGCTAATTATGGTTTTACAACATTAGATAACTTAAAAAATACACATGAAAATGATACCGATATAATAATTTTGAATACATTAGATAGTTTTAATATCCAAAATGTATCATTTATAAAACTTGATGTTGAAGGAAGTGAAAGAAAAGTTTTGGATGGTGCTATAAATACAATTATTAATAATAGACCTACTATATTACTTGAAATATGGTGTACATCAGAAAAATCTCGTAAAAAACATCTTAAAGATTCATCAGAAATAAAAAAACAATTTGATGTTTTTGATTT